ATTTTCATCAATGATATCATTTTCAATAAAATATTTCCTTATTTTTTCAATCATTATTTACACCCTCTATCTACATAGGCTTGGACTTCTTTAACCACTTCTTTAGATTTAGAACTCCACATTTTTTTATCCCAATAATTTCCTGTTCCTGGTGTATGATATTCTAAGTCTTTATTAGTAGGTACTTTTGTTATACCAGGTCTAGACCAAAAACCATAATCTTCACTATAAAATGCACCTTTTTCATATTTAGAATCCACATACAACTTACCAATATATTGATAATGTGCATAAGGACTTTTATACGTGATGCTATCAATTTGTAAATCAACATTTTGATTAAGCATTCCATCTTCTCCACCTGGAACAAATTGACCCATATGTCTATAACAGGAATTAGTAAAAAAAGCATGAGCAGGTCCACCTTCTTGTATTCCTATTCTTGCTTTTATTGTACTTATTGGTTTTATTTCCACTTTCATTATTTAGCACCTATTTGTATATGATGCATAGTAGTACTACCATAATCATTATTTATTAATGTTGTAATGTTATAATTATCAACCTTTAAATCACTTTGCATTGTTATGTTTTCTTCTATGATACCTTTTACTACGATATCTCCTATTGATATAGAAATATTTCCTAAATTATCATTTTCAGAATATGATATAAAGACACTGATATCATTGGCTTTTTCGTAACCTTTATTAATACTAGCACCTTTACCACCTTGCCACATAACATTTTTAAAAGTATATCTTTCCCACTTATCTAGTCTATTAATTTTATCAAACACTTTATGATAAAGTGTCATGCTCGTATTAGTAGTCAATATCTGCACCTCTATACAAAACATATACATCATTAATTTTTGTTTGAGATAAACATTGTTTAATGATGCTTTCTTTGTTTTTCTCTATATCTTTTTTAGATAATTTAGTTACATTATAACTTCCAACACTTTCACTTAATATATTAGAGTTGTCTTCTTTTGAAATCATATCTATTAATTCAAATACACATAATTTCAATTCATCTGGATAATCTTCTATTTTCCTAAATCGATTAAAGGTCAATTCATCAATCTTTTTTTCTGCTTTATATTCCAACAAATTAAAGGACTCTTTTGAAATTTTGCCCCCTAATTTTGCATATTCATTATATTCTAAATATAGGTTATCAAATTTCATTATTATCCTCCTCTTTTTTCCTAGTACTTTTACTCTTTGGTTTTTGAACAAAAAGCACATAACCTCTTTTTTTATAAAGTAAGTTATATGCTTTTTCTGTTGCAAAGATAATATTGTTATCTTTCACATATTTGTTCATTTAAATCACCAACTATTCATTTGTTGCTGGAATTACTGCACAGAATGCTTCATCTTTAACTGGTAAGAATGCTAATCTCATAGTAGCTTTAATAGCAACCATATCTTGTTCTGCTAATGATAGTGGTTTACCGTCTTCACCTAAAGTTCCTTGTAAAGTTGCTTCAGTTAAGATTTCGTAATTGATACCTGATCTAATACCAAGTTTTGCATATTTTTTGAAATCTCCACCAAATAATTCTGCTTTAGTTTTATCCCAAACACCTTTATTTGAGAATTCAATTGGTTCATTGTAGAATTCACTACCATTTACTCCATCAGCATATAATTGATTACCATTTTTATCTCTTAATTTTCTTAATGCATTTTTAATACCTTTTCTAGCAATAAATGAAGTAACATCTAAGTCTTCTTCTTCAACTAGAGCCATTGCATCAGATACGTCTAAATCTATTGTTTCATTAGTTCCTAATGTTACAACATTACCAGCATCTGTTGCTGATTTTAAAACGTTCCCTGCAAATGGTGAGTTAGTACCAAATAGAGCGGCGCTATCTATCGCTTTGTAGAAAGCTTCACCAATTACTTCTTTTAATTCGTTAAATACATTAATAGTTGTATCTTCCATTTTTTCTTTAGTTACTGGAATAATAACCGCTAATTTTTTAGCTTCTAATTTTGGATGTATCCATGTTGCGCCAGAAGTTTGGATTCTTTCTCCTTCACCTACCCAGTACGCACCAGCGCCATCAGTTAAAACATTTAATGTTTTAGTGTCGCTATTCATTGGTTCAACACTTGCTAATTTCATAATAGCAGAACCATCAACAACGTTTTTTATAATTTCTTTTGCTTGTTCAGCAGGTACAAAACCTTTTAGTTCATCTTTTAAAAAAGCCATTTATACTCATCTCCTTCATTTTTTCTTTTGGCTATTTTCTTTGAGCTTCTTGAATAATTGAAACAAATCCATCTGCTCCATTATCAAAATTTGCTTTTCCATCTCCCATTCCAGGCATTCCTGTTGGTTGATTTGGATTTTCAAATATTCCATTTTTGTCTTTTGTTAAAGTTTCAAATATTTCTTTAATACCTTTGCCAGTATTTTCTGTTTTCTTTAACTCTGACTTAATGTCGGCAATAAGTCCGTTTCTTACATAATCACTTGTAAATTTCTTATCACCAAATACTGAAACAATGTTATTAGTCAATGTTTCATCTTCTTGTCTTGCTTTTTCATTTGCAAGTCTTTGAGTTTCTGCATCTTTCAATGCTTGAATCTCGTTTTGTAGTTTAGTAACATCATCAGAAGTAGGCATATTCTTAACTTGATTTTCCAAATTAGTTATAGTTGTTTTATAAGTATTGATTTCGTTAGTTAAATCCTTTTTAACTCTTTCAGTTTCGGTTGTAATTGCTTTTCCGTGTTCTGTAAGAATAGATTTAATTTCTTCAGTACTCAATTTAACCTTTCCTTCTCCAATTTCTAAACCTTCCAAATAATTTTTCATATCTTTTTTCTCCTTCCACTTTTTCCAGAGGTCGTGTCCTCCTAGATTTTAGATACTTTACTTTTCTTTCCAGTCTTTAAGTTAGACCACAAAAAAGAACATATTTCTATGTTCCTAATTAGTGCAATTTATAAGCACTGTACCAACGATATGTCCTTCACTCGAGATTCTTATCTACATATCATTAGTACACTACCTATAAAGTAGTGCATAAAATTTGACTTTTTTCATAAAATATAATATAATGTAATTGTAATTACATTTGAAGCCTTTCCCACTCCGCTTGGAGGGGGGACGACTTCTTTTTTTATTTGTTTTTTTGATATATTTTTATTAATTCATAGTTATCAATTACTATAATTTTATCTAGCCAATTTCTTCCTTTTGTCGAATATATTTTTTTTACCTGTTCAATTACATTGTATCTTGATAATTTTGTATTTGTAATATCTAATATTATATTATCAGTCTGATTTTTTGCTGTTTTTATAATATTATCAACTGCTCTTGTTTCACTTATTGCTTTTTCACTTAATGTTTTTAAATCCCATCGTTCATTTCTCCATAAAAAATCTGGAGTTTCTATTCCTTTTGGATTATTTATTCTTGGAACCATGTGCAATTCTCCACCAAAAGTACTTTCTAACCATTCTGCTACTTCTTTTTCTTTTTTTGAGTAATCTAAAACAACGTTCTTACCATCTACATAATATTTTTCTCCATTACTAGTCTCAAAATATTCTGCTTCTAATACTTCATGACTATTTGGTGTTGCATTATCTAACCATACTTGTGTGACATCAGTATAATTAACGTTTTCTGCTTTATTATTATTTGATTTATTTATATTGATTTTCCTATAACCATCTACTCTTAATCTTTCTATTTTGCTAGGAAGTCCACTAGCCTTAGATAAATCATTATACTTTTGAGTTAATTGTGCTATCTTTTCTTGGCAACGATATACTTCATCCGTATCATTTACTGCTTTTGCACCTATCTGTCTATCTTTATATTGCCTTATTTTAGTTTCTATTTGTCTTTGAAGTTGTGTTCCTTCATAATTAGTATAGTGTTGTCCTTCAAATTCAAATCCATCCTTATTTGCTTTTTTATCTACTTCTAATTGTTCTTTTGAATATTTAGGATTTGATACGCCCAAAATAATCGAATTAATAAAATGATAACAATTTAATGTACCCACCGGTCTTTGCA